ACTGAACTCGCTGAACTAAATGGTGGCGAGATTGTCGTTGCTGAAGGAAATACCAGCGAAGAGAAACTAGACGCAGATTTTGAACACGCAAGAAATACCTTGATGCGGTCTATGGAGTATGCTGATGAGGCCGCAAAGGGGATATTAAATGTCGCAACCAACAGTGACAACCCTCGCGCCTATGAAGTTGCTGGACAAATTATCAAAACTATGGGTGAACAAGCCAAGGATATGATGGCAGTTCAACAAACAAAATCACAAATCGAACGACATTCAGATACACCAAAAGCTATTACAAATAATACAACGAACAATTTAGTTTTTTCTGGTACAACATCTGAAATGTTAAGAGCCCTGAAATCTGAAAACACAAAAATAATTGAACATGACTCAGAATGAACAGTCGTATCACGGCAATCCAAATCTAAAATCGATTGGGTATCAACATGACTTTACGAAGTGGGAGTTTGAAGAATTTGTAAAGTGTGAGAATGACCCCATCTATTTCATAGAAAACTTTTGCAAGATAGTAACCTTGGACAACGGGTTGCAACCTTTCGTATTATATGAATGTCAGAAAAGAAAAGTCGAGTTCATTACAACCAATCGAAAGACTATTCTAATGGAAGGAAGGCAGCAGGGCAAGACTGTGACTGCTGCTGCATGTATCCTACACTATTCCATATTTAATGCCGACAAAACTATTGCCATCATGGCAAACAAGACTGCGGCCGCCAGAGAAGTACTGTCACGATACCAAACCATGTACGAGAATTTACCCGTGTGGATGCAACAGGGTGTCAAGACATGGAACAAGGGTGATGTTGATTTAGAAAACGGGTCTCGTGTATTCACATCTGCAACTACTTCTTCTGGTATTCGGGGTAAGTCGGTCAATTGGTTGTATATCGATGAGGCGGCAATCATACCAAACAACGTAGCAGATGATTTTTTCGCGTCTGTATATCCTACGATTTCTGCTGGTGAAACTACAAAGATTCTATTGACATCAACCCCATTGGGATACAATCATTTCTGGAAGTTCTGGAATGAGTCAGAGAAGGGTACGAATGGTTTTAAGAACATGTTCATTCCGTACACCGAAATCCCAGGCCGCGATGCTGATTGGGCCCAAGAACAACTTGACATGTTGGGTGAGGTAAAGTTTAATCAGGAGGTTCTATGTGACTTCTTAGGGTCATCGAATACCTTGATTAATGGTAAGTCTCTTGCTGTCATGTCATCAGTTGATCCAATCTACCAGAAGGATGGTTTGGATTTATACGAAGAACCCAAGAACCATAAATATTATGTGATAACGGCAGATACATCTAGGGGTGTTGGTGGAGATTATTCCGCATTTGTACTCATAGACATTACTCAGATGCCGTTCAGAGTAGTAGGTAAATATAGAGACAATAAAGTATCACCATTATTGTATCCAGACTTTATCCAGAAGGTTGCTAAAGATTACAACGATGCATATGTACTGATTGAGACCAACGATATTGGCCAACAAGTAGTAGATATACTTCACCAAGAATTAGAATATGAGAATATTTTTTCGTGTGTACAGGAGAAGAGTAAACAGTATGTTTCGCCTGGCTTTGGAAAACAAAGTACTCTAGGGGTTAGAACATCCAAGGCTGTAAAAAGACAAGGGTGTTTGGCACTGAAAAGTTTGATAGAAGAACAGAAGTTCTTATTGTTTGATGCTGATTGTATTAGTGAATTGTCAACCTTTGTCGAAAAGGCAGGAAGTTTTTCTGCTGACGAGGGATATCACGATGACCTTGCCATGTGCATGGTCTTGTTTTCGTGGTTGACTACGAATACTTTCTTTAAGGATTTAACTAATGTTGATATTAGAGACAATTTATATAACTCCCAGATGAGGATGATTGAGAATGATTTAACACCATTCGGACTTGTAGTAAATGGCCTTGAAGAGGAAGGCGTGGTTCTAGATGGTGATTATTGGATGTTTGATACGGTTGATTCGGGAAATAGTAACTCTTATAAATAATTGTCAGGAATAACTATTATTACTTTAGTCAAGTTAGATTAAAAACGAAATACGAAGGAGAACAAAATGGCTTTCCAATTATCGCCTGGCGTCTTAGTACAAGAAAAAGACCTTACGAATGTTGTCCCTGCTGTAGCCACCACTGTTGGTGGAATAGTAGGTGATTACCAGTGGGGGCCTGCACATGAGATTGTTGCAACCTCATCAGAAAATGATCTGGTGCAAAGGTTTGGCAAACCAACACTAACAACATATTACGACCACATGACCGCATCAAGTTTCTTGGCTTATGGTTCAGCATTGCTGAATGTAAGAGAAGTCGGTTCTGCTGCACGAAATGCAGGAGTTTCTGGAACTGCGGTTGCCATCAAAAACAAAACATCCTACGAAGAGAATTATTCTGCCGGAGAAGGTTCTGTCGGTGTATGGGCAGCTAAATACCCAGGCACGCTAGGTAACGCGATTAAAGTTGCAATCTTAGATGTCACCTCAACGTCCGGTTTATCTGTAGGTAGTGCTACCATTGGTACTGCTGGTTCTGGATATAGTACTGTACCTACTTGTGTCTTTGCTGACCCAACGGGTGTCACTCCCGCCGCTGGTGGTATTACTGCAACTGGTACGGTAGTCATTTCTGGTGCCGCTGTTACTGGAATAACAATTACTAATGCTGGATACGGATATACATCTGCTCCTGCAATCACCTTCTCTGGAGGTGGTGGTTCTGGTGCTGTTGCAACTGCTGTACTGCAAACCGAAAGTGTTTACAAGAAGAACTTTGATTTCAATCCAACTACAACCAAGTATGCGAAACAGAACGGTGCGACCTTTGACGAAGTTCATGTTGCTGTCATCGATAACTCTGGTGCAATCACTGGTACTGCTGGAACAATCCTAGAATTATTTGCTGGAATGTCTAAGGCTTCCGATGCAAAAGATGACTTAAATCAAACAAACTTCTATAAGAACGTAATCAATCAGCGTTCAAAGTGGATTTGGTGGATGGATCATGCTGCTACTGGTACAAACTGGGGAACTTCATCTGCGGGTGGAACAGTATTCAAAACTTTAATCGGTGTTGGCGATGGTGATGCAACCAATCAGTTAAGTGGTGGTGTTGATGCTGCTCCTGCTACTGCTGACCTACAGGCTGGTTACTTATTATTTGCCAATGACGAATTGGTAGATGTTAACCTACTCATTACTTCTGCACACGCAACTGCTGTTGGTGACTATGTTATCGATAGTGTCGCTGAGATTCGTAAAGATGCTATGGTATTCCTCTCACCACAGAGGGCTGCGGTAGTTAACAACGAAGGTTCAGAAACTACGTCAATCATATCAGTAACCGACCTCAATGCATATACTCGTTCATCTTATGCGGTATATGACTCAGGTTGGAAGTACATGTACGACAAGTACAATGACCGTTATGTCTATATTCCGTTGAACGGAGACATCGCTGGTACATGTGTTGTTACCGACAAGGCCGATGACCCTTGGTTCTCGCCTGGCGGACTCAACCGTGGACAGATTAAGAATGCAATTAAACTTGCATGGTCACCCAATAAAGCAGAGAGAGACACACTGTATTCAAAAGGTGTCAACCCTGTAATTTCAACGCCTGGAAATGGTATCGTTTTGTTTGGTGACAAGACAATGCTTGATGCACCAAGTGCGTTTAATAGAATTAATGTTCGTAGGTTGTTCATTGTCTTAGAGAAGGCAATTGCTACTGCTGCTAAATTCCAACTATTTGAGTTTAACGATGCGTTTACAAGGGCACAGTTTACTGCTCTAGTAGAACCTTTCTTGCGCGATGTGCAGGGAAGACGAGGCGTTTATGATTTCCGTGTAATCTGTGACGAAACAAACAATACTGCTGCTGTTATAGACGCGAATGAGTTCAGGGCTGACATCTTTGTTAAACCTGCTAAGTCTATTAACTTCATCACACTTACGTTTGTTGCGACACGAAGCGGAATATCGTTTGAAGAACTCGGTGGTTAAGACATATAAATAGATTTAAGTTAGGAGAAAAAACAGATGAACATTGAAGAATTCAAATCCAGACTCGGAGCCGGAGGAGCGAGACCCAATCAGTTTAGGGTCAAGCTCGCCTTTCCATCATATGTAACTGGTGTTGACCCATCATATAGTTTGCTCGTAACAGGGGCATCTTTGCCTGCATCCAATGTAAACCCTGCTATCATTCAGTATCGTGGTAGGGAGATTAAACTTGCAGGCGAAAGAATTTTTGACCCTTGGACAATCACAGTAGTTAATGACTCTGATTTTAGTTTACGCGCACCCTTTGAAGCTTGGATGAACGGTATGAATGACCGCGCAACCAACGAAGGTATCACACTTAGTCCCTCACAGTACCAGAGTGACATTGTAGTAGAACACCTAGATAGGAATGACACAGTATTGGCCAATGGTTCTTATACATTGCGGAATGCGTTTCCTATTCAGATGTCAGAAATTGCATTGAACTATGCACAGAATGATATCTTTGAAGAATTTACAGTAACATGGCAATACACACATTATGATGTAGTTTAAACTACGAAATTGAAGAAGGTATAAAATATTATGGAATTGTTTGGATTAGATATATCCAGAAAATCATCAAAGACGGAAAAATCTTTTGTTCCGCCACACGATGATGGGAGTTTGGAAAGTATAAAGGCGGGGGGTTATTACGGTACTTACTTTGATATAGAAGGTACTGCTAATAACGAAACCCAGCTGATTAAACGATATAGGGATATATCGATGATGGGTGACGTTGACGCAGCCATTGAGGATGTTGTCAACGATGCTATCGCAAACTTGGATGATGAGAAACCTGTCAAGTTAAATCTTGATAAGGTTAATCAGGGCGCAGCAGTTAAGAAGGCTATCTTCACAGAGTTTGATAGTGTTCTTAGGATGCTGGATTTCAACACAAGGGCCCAAGACTATTTCAGACGATGGTATATTGACGGACGCATTTTCTTTCATAAGGTTGTTGACACAGACAAACCAAAAGAAGGAATAAAAGATGTTCGTTATGTTGACCCAAGGAAAATCCGAAAGGTCAGAGAGATTACTAAAGGTAAAGATAGTAAGACCGAAGTTACTCTCGTTAAAAATGTAGATGAGTATTTTGTATTCGATGAAAAAGGGATTGCTGCCAACTCAGGTATGTCATATCGGTCAGATACCGCCAATGACAAGGCAATCAAAGTTAACAAAGACGCTGTTACATATTGTACATCAGGTCTAGTTGACCAAGATAAGAATATACCTTTATCTTATCTTCACAAGGCGATACGCCCTGCGAACCAATTGAGAATGATGGAGAACGCAGTTGTTATTTATCGCATCACACGCGCTCCCGAAAGACGAATTTTTTATATAGATGTTGGTAATTTACCCACTGGTAAAGCAGAACAATATCTAAAAGATGTTATGTCTCGTTACAGAAACAAACTGGTATACGATAGTGATACTGGTGAGATACGAGATGACAAAAAGATGATGTCAATGTTGGAAGACTTCTGGTTGCCACGCAAAGAGGGTGGTCGAGGCACAGAGATTCAAACATTGCCAGGCGGTGCCAACTTAGGTGAGATTGAAGATGTGGTTTACTTTCAAAAGAAACTATATCAATCTCTGAATGTACCTGTTTCCAGATTGGAACAACAGGCAGGATTAAACTTTGGTAGGTCTGCTGAGATTACAAGGGATGAACTTAAATTTACCAAGTTCGTTTCAAAGTTGAGAACTAGATTTAGTGGCATATTTGATGACATACTAAAGACTCAACTTATATTGAAGGGTATCATCACCGAAGATGAGTGGCCAGATATTAAACACGACATACAGTATATGTTTGCACAGGATGCTTACTATACAGAATCTAAAGAACAAGAGATTCTTAGGAGTCGGTTAGAGATATTAAACAATGTTGCACCATTCGTAGGTCAACTGTTTAGTAAGGATTACGTCCAGAGAAACATTTTAAAGTTCTCTGACGAAGAGATAAATATCATTGATAAACAGATTGCATCTAGTGCGACTGAGAATGAAATAACTAATGGAGAGTCAGATGAGTGAAGTGGATAACGTGGAAGTAGAAATTGCCGATACAATAGACCCACAAGATTCTATCAGGAAAATGATGGACAAATGGGGCGATGGTGATTACACTGGTGCCAATGATGAATTTGCAGTTGCTATGGGACAGAGAGCAGATGAATTAGTATCTGCTAGGAAAGAGGAAATCTCTACTGCGATTTTCAATGACCAAGAACAACAGACCGAAACCGAAACAGGAGAGGGAAATGAAGACGTTTAAGGAACTACGCGAGGGTGCATCGGTAGAAAAACCGAAGTTGGCAGAACCTACCGCTAACCACCCAGCAAAAGATGGTTCCAAGGGCGATGTCACTCCCCCGAAACAAGGAAGTTCAGATGACTCTGCCCGCCAGTTTGCAGACCACCACATGTGTGCATCCAAAGTAGTTCATCCTAAGTACGGCACTGGTAAACCTTTAGTGGGCGAACATGCTGTACCAAACAAAGATGGCGATGTTGCTTGGTATAGGATAATGTTTGAACACGGAGTAGAGATGTGTGAAACCTATGCGTTAGAAGTAATCGCGGAAGGGCCTCACGCTAATCATTACTCCAAGAAAAAGAATTAGGAGAAAGTAAATGGCCGTTATCCAAAATGTTTTAAAACTTACACAAACACATGGCGTAGTCGCAG